CAATATTAAGATTCGGGTGCCTTAAGGATTTATTCTCTCTGCTCTTACCAGTTATTGTAATAGCAATAGTTTTAAAATCAGACCAACCAACCTTAGTAAAACCCTTAAGAAATAAATAAAATTGTCTAATATAGCTCCCTCCAACTTTCTCTTTAGTTATATCAGTATATTCTATCTTTCTTATCATTCCGTCAGCTTTTCTATGCTACACTTAACCTTGTTTTCAGGATAACTGAATATCTCCGGTATTCTTTCATTACCCCTACGCGCTACGATAAATCTTAACTCCCCGCCTTTTATCATAATCTCTTGAGCCTGTCTTAATAACTCCTTGCTCCATTCTATTTCCATATCTTCCACCACCTCAAAGCAGTGAATAGAGCAATTATGTCTAAATCCAAAAGAACGAGAAAGATTAACTTGTCAAAAGGTGTATCGGCTACACTATTAAAAGCCTTTAAGAATATAAAGATAATACTCAAGTTTTATTTTTATAACTTTTTATAAAATCAAACCAAGTTAAACTGCACCTTGAACAAGACATCCGATTAGCGTGCCACCTATGCCCAAACAAACTACATACTAATTTTTTAATGAACATATATTTCACGCCTTAACTTTAATTCGTTAGCCTTAGCCATTGGGCTGACTTCACCTAATTCTGGCTCTGTCTTAAACTCTGAAGAATTCATCCTTGACATTAGCAAGTAACGTAAACAAGCACAAGTATGATCGTCTTTGTTTATCGGCTCTTCTGATTGGTTCTTGTCTACTCCAGGCTTAATCTTCTGCCACTTCCAGTTTTCAACCTCTCTTAGAGTATTTACGCAATTCTTAAATATAATTAACTTGCCTGATTTGAAGAATTCGTTTACCCTGTTTATCCCAGCAAGTAAAGTATTATCCGCAGGTTCAAATCTTATCCCATAATCTCGGTATTCATCAATAATTGAATGTAAATCAACAACGCCAGCTTCGAGTTTTTTCTGTTGTGTCTTAGCTGAACAGGAAGGGTCTATAAACCAACGCCTTACTGTTGTATTATCATGGCTCAAAATCTGTTCCGCATGATAACTAATTGACTTGCCAGATTCGTAATGTTCATCATAAATAAATACATTACCATCCCAATCTACTGCGGACCAAAGAACTGCTGTCGGATTAGTAAAACCATGATCTAAGACAACAAACCGATCCCAACCGGAAGGTATGTAAAATGGATCTCTGACATTCTTATCTAGACTAAACTCATCCCAAACCCTGCCTTCCATATCCGCGTCTGAACCATAGAGAAAACGCTCTTGAAGGCGCTTAGGTAATTTTTTAAGATTAGGTATATAATCCGGTGGAAGATTGCACTCATTATCAAAAGTGTTCGTAGTAATAAGTGTCCCGATTTTTTGTTCATTGAATAATCTATAAATCCAGTTATGGCCATCATAGTTACATTCAAGCCTTAATTGTCTTGTGCCTTCCTGCCTTCTTAAACGACCATTCAGGAACCACATATCATCTTCATTCATTTCTTCGGCTTGTATCATAAGACAACCACCAAGATTGATATTCTTTAAAGCATTTAAGTCTGCTCCGTGCCGAAACATTAAAACTGAACCATTGGGATACCTGACATCGTTTCCTATTCGTGGGCGGCCTATCTCTTTATCCCAATCGTGTAGTGTTGAATCTCTCAAATCAACCCATTCCTTCCTGATAATTAAATATAGGTTATTAGGAATTTCAGCACATTCTTTTTCTGCTGCTAATAATCCACCTAGACTCTTCCCACACCCCCATGTCCCCTTGATACAAACAAACTTATCTTTTGAGAAGATAAATTTATCTTGAGGATAATTGAGCGTCTTTGACTTCGGCTCTTGGTCTAATACTGCTTGCATTTTCCTCCTCTACTGATTTCTGATTACGGAAGATGACATAATGATTGTGGATTGATTGGTCTACTAAAGGAGTATCTATCCAACTAAAGTTCTTTAAAGCAAAGATAGCTCCTGATCCAAGACCTGATTGCAATAATTCCTCATAAACTTCCTCTATCCTATTTCTTGCACTTTTAATTGTGTAACTAAACTCTGGCTTTTTCTCATAAGCATAAAAGCTCTGCCTACTCTCAAATCCACAGTATCTTACTAACCCAGTTATAGTTACAACAGGCAATAAAACTCAACCAGAAGCAACAGTAACATTTTGTGCCGTGATTGATATATTGTATTCGTGTGAACCATTGTTTGATTTGTGTCTGAGCGTTCCACCAATGTACACAATCATCGACGTATTG